ACGATGGAATTATAAGTGATTTTGCTCTGCCAGGCATTTTTGGGGCGGTTGATTCATTAAATGCAGCAGCGCCAAGTATTTTTAAAGATGGTAAGACGCTTTCTACGATTAATAAAATCAAAAGGATTAAGTCTTTTTCAGATCCTAACTTCTTTACAACCTGGATTAAAGATGGTGGATTACCCTTTGCCAGCCCTATAGGCGATGGTACCGGAGTTTTTGAGCTAACTACCGTTAGCGGTATTACCGCTTCAAACTCAGTAGATTTTGGGCAAGGCAAAGCAACTCTGACAGTTGAAGACCCTTACCGATTAATGGTTGTAACAAGAGACGATATAGATCGCGCAATCACAGATGCCGTCAATCTATTCAAACAAAACAGCTTTTTTAGAGTAACTCAATTTCAATTAGAGCAGAGCATACTAGATCTAACAGCTAGGCTTAATCAGATTCGTAAACAAACTGGAGCTTCAGAGATAAGGTTCCAAATAAACGAAGATACAATTCTATATAAGAAATTAACTGCTCGTATAGATAGATCTGGTAGGGAAATTGAGTTCAAGTTTGATTCTGGCATTTTAGGTTCAAACCTTTTTGCTTTTGACAATTCGGCCGTTAGTTTGAGTCATGATGCAACTGAGGGGCAAGAGGGGCTTCAAGGTAGTGAAATTGATTTGTTTAAGCAGATTGTTCAAAACACTTATACTCTGATGGGCCTTAAGTATACAACTAGGTCTGAAATCAAAAGTTTTAATAAGAAGACAAATCAAGTTAGAAAGAATATGCGTCTTCATTATGCTAATAAGCCAATCATTCAACCAATGGATGTTGTATCTATATTTGTTAGCACCAAAACGGTTCATGACCCATTTATGAATCAAGGGTTAAGAATAAACTATTCTGATGATTCATTATTAAATGCGATTGATGATACAATAGGAAATATAGAATCAGCATGGGATGATATTAAAAATACGTTTAGTGGCGGATCAAATGGGGCAAGCTATTTAGAGAATGAACGAAATGCTATAGCGGGACCAGATTTTCCATTATGGCTCTGGGGCTTGATGAGGAATGACTTTACACGTCAGGCCGCAGGAACTTGTGTATTTAATGGAATAGTAAAATCATCTTCTCACAGTTATGATGGCGGAAAATATACACTATCAGTGAATGCTGATGATAATTGTCACTATTTTAACAAAGGGCAGATAAATATCAACCCATCGTTAGAGGTGTTTAATAGTGCTATTTATGATCCTTTAACACCATTTAAACTAGATTTTGATGAATCGTCTGGAATGATAAGGGGTGAGGTACCTGCGCTTTTAGATGCAAATGCTCGTCTTTTAAATAATGGGTCTGTAAAGGCTAAGCTTGGGAGATACAAGGGTCAACCTTTAGATCAGAAGACTTTCAACAGGGTAGATGTAGAGCACGTTGCGTCAAATCTAAACAATGCAAACAGTGATTTTGGAAGACAGTTTAGAAGAAAATTCACAAACCCTGATGGATTTGTTTATCGTTGGAAGGAAGGAATTGGCTCTCTTGTATTGTGGGGTGAGCCATATTCAGATCTGACACATCTTGGCTCTATGAGGAGCGAGAGATCGCCAATCATAACACGGGATCCTTTTGCAGGCCAGGACACAATGAATGTCCTATCATTGCTCATTACTGGTCAGCCTTACAATTTTAATACTTTCATGAAAGGAGCATTGGAGCTTGGTCAGCTCAATAAAGATGATTTATTTAATGAAGTTATTTCGGCATCTTTCTTTAGGGGGCTTGTTAGCGATACGACCAGACAAAATTCTATATGGGGCAATTTTATTCCGTTCAAAAAGCTGGTTGTAAATGAAAAAGAATATGTAGCCTTAGCGGGTGGCCAGCACGATCTAATTACAAGAAATAGTAGGCTTAACAAACTATTACGAGACAGAGCAGAGGCTTTTGATTTAGCCACTCAACATAATCCAGGTTTCAAAAACACCCCAATGTTTCACAAGTTTGATTTAGGTGGTGTTGTTGCTGCTGTTGCAGATGGCGCTGACATTACAGCTATACAAAAGCTGACAATGGATATTATTCAGCTTGATTTTGAAATTATAAAAGAAACTAATGAATTTGAACATAGCAAGCAGGCCTTGGCCATACAGAGTGCAGACGGAACATTAAGCATTTTTGGCGATGATGTTTCATTTGATCCATCTTTAACCCTAGAAGGGGGCGAGGTAAATGAAACTAAGCGAAGAATAGAGCGAGCAGAGTTTAGAAACAAGATAAACAATCTCACTTTGCGCAGGCTGTGGAAGGTTAAATCAAATGAAGATACAAACTTATTTATAGTAGACGATACTTATGATAAGAATTATGATATTCAGCAGTTTGAGCGCTCACTTTCTGGAAAGATGGAAAACTGGAAGAGCAACTATGCTACCGCATTTAATCAGATAGAAAGCGTTAGACAAATTCTTGGCCTTGAGGTCTTTGCAGATAGTCAAGGGCATATACGAGCACGACCACCGCAGTATAATAGAATGCCAAGTAGTGTATTTAGAACTATGCTACAAGAAAAGGCTGAAAAGGGCATTAAAGTATTTCCAGATTTTCTAGAGAGCCTATTCTTCAATCAAATACAGGGTATTACAGACCAGTTGGAAATCGTAGAAGATCAGATCAGGTTGCGTGCTGCCGCATTAGGTAACAATACTGATTCAGATGTTCAGAAGTTAATTGGTGGTGGTTTTAGGTTCTTAACAAGGCCAGATACTGGAAAGTTTGGTGGTCAAGATATACGTAGTTTGATGGAGCAAAATGAGCCGGATATTACGGAAGAAACTACATCCTCAGCATTACAATCATTAGCGGTGGAGGTTAATAGCAGGATCAATGCAACGGTTAATTTTGACGCTGTTAGAAGGGTAGAGGCTGCAAGTGCAAGTGCAACATTTACCGGAACGGCCAGGCAAGATGTAATTTCCAAAATATCAGAAAGGATACGCCAGAGAACTAGGCAGAACAAAGTGCCATCAAGCGTTAAGGACATTATGTCCAATGATAGGGCGTCTCAGGGTAATGGGCGCAGTCAGGTGGATATCCTTAGAGTATTTACTCAGATTGGACAATTTGTATCTGAAAGACAACGATTGATGAAAAGACTCAAGCCGGCAATTTCAAACTTAAGGGAAGGCCTGGCAGTTAATGGGAAGGATGTTGAGGCGGGCATGAGCCTGTTGCTTCCCAATCTAAATAGGAAGCCAGATAAAATATTCCCAGAACTTTTAGAAGGAATGATTGAAGATGAGAATACTCATGATTTAGGCACAGGATCAGGCGCAAGGTATATTCTTTCTGATGATAAGATTATTAGCTTTACTGTGAATGAGACTGAGCCACCCTACAATTTTGTACAAGTTGATGGTAGACTTGGTCAGGGCATTGTACCGTTACCCTCAGGATTAGAGGTCTCTAATGGCGGTAATGCAATTGCAACAGCATGGGCAGTAGACTATGACATGTGGCGCATGTATGGATTCCGAGCTGCTAACCCCGTTACTTTGCCATTTTTTGATGATCCTAACTCACAGTGCGCACCTTATGCTGTATATCTCTTAAATTTAGCTAGAAAACAAATACTAACTGCAACGTGTACCGTTATAGGAAATGAGTTTATTCAGGCTGGTGAGGTTTATTATATAGAGAGCTATGATCTTCTTTTCTATGCAAACTCTGTATCGCACAGCTTTACATATAATGGAACATATACAACCACTTTAACTCTTACATTTGGGCGCAATCCTGGTGAGTATATTCCAACACAGCTAGATATTATAGGAAAGGGACTATATTCAAACAGCCACCGCTCAGATCTGGTAAGGCAAGTCAGGCATAATCGTGGAGATAACTCAGTTCATTTAACTGTTCTCGTGCGTGACACTGCTCAGGGCACAATATTTGAAGATGAATTCAATAATGTTAGAAACTTAGTTCAGGGAAGGTTTGCTGAACAGAATAGGCAGAATCTTTCTAATATGTTACTTTCAGCCTCAGGGTTACTAACGCCTACTAGTTTTAATGAAGTGCTCTTTATAGAGTTAAGGATATATGAGAATACAAATCCTGATGTAAATCTACCGAAAAGCGATGACATTGAAGAAGTGGCCAAGAGCGTAAAGGCATGGCTAGAAAACCCAGTAAAGATAGATCTAGAAAATCCAAAAGAAGAGATGCTTCCTGATACAGCAAGCGAAACGAGAATTGATGCAAATCGTGTTAAAGTTGAACCTGTCAATCTAAATAGTGATAACAGTGAAACGGGAGAAATTAGATCACCATCATCTCAGGCCTGGGCTATGGCGAGACATCTTAATGCAACAACTGCCTTCCCAGATTTTGATACCGTCACTGCAAACGCTGAAGCGGCAGCAGAAGATGGCGAAGAAGCAAAAGCAGGAGCATTCGAACAATCAGCAGATGCTTTATTGGCTAGGCGTGAGGTTGAGATGCTAACACAGATTATTGTCGATGTGTGGATAACATTCAAAACACCAGAAGTTATAGCGTCAGAAACCGATAAGAAGTAATACCATGGCAGCAGGTAGAATAGGATCAAAAATAGGCGCATTTAGGCGTGCAACCATTCGGGGCTTTAATCCGAATGGAACTGTGCGTATTGGCCTAGATGAAGGCCCTAGTGGCAAGCCTAGTACATATAATGTTCCTATATCAGCGGCGTGGACTGGTAAAGATGGTGAGTTTGTTGGGGGATATCCAGAAAAAGGGCAGTCTGTTGTAGTAAGCCAGGGCCAGAGTGGAGAATGGTATATTGTAAGTTTTATTAATTCTAATGATACTTTTAGCGCATCATTCGTAAGCAGCGGATCAACAAAGATGTCCGCATTGCGACCTGGTAGAGCCTTATTGCAATCGAAGAATGGTGTCAGGCTATTTACCGACCCTAATATCGGCATTCAGGCTGGTAGCGCACGAAGTTTCATGCATATTAATCCAATTAGAGATATAATAAGTCATAATTTTGATTCTGAATATAGCTTTACAGAGGCGTCACGGCATATAAATCAGCCAATTAAAAGAGACTTGTCAGATAATTTAAGTCGAAATGTACTAGGCTCTACGCTTGATTCGCAGGCATATGATTCGTCTTTGTTTTCTGTGGGTATGGATCCTTTAACCGCAATATGTCCTCGTACTGTGGGAAGTACCATAAGAAACCTACCGCTAGTAGAAGATAGGGAGATTATATATGAGTTTGCTAGGAGCTTTAGATTTACAACAGATGATGATGAATCTGCTAAATATGATGACCCAACTATAAGCTCACAACAGCCAAAAGTAAGTCGTCGTAATATGCGTTCGGATGCTTTTAGCTTATCTCTTGAACATCCTAACCATTTAATGGAAACCATAAAGGGTACAGGCGTAGATGCATTTGGTAACATTTTAGACATCAACAGGTCGCCACTGCCTATTGGCAGAACAGAGCCCCTTTCATTAAGAAAGAATACAAGCAAGTCTGATGCTTTCAATCTAATCAGGGGACAACATAGAAAAGCTATCGCTTATCATTTTGAAATAAATGCAAGGAAGGGCGGCATTGATGATGAACCTGTACCGTCAGCTCCACCAGATATAAATAAAATAGATAATTATGCAAGAGATAGAAGCAGACTATCAGTTGATATTGATAAAGAGGGGCAATTTAAGATAAACATTCCCGCTTCAAGTGAAATAGGCAATATTCCACTCTTGACTAGGCACGAAAGCTTCTCTGTAGTTGATGCTAAAAAGACAGGAGAAATACATCCTGATGAATTTGTTAGAAATGAGGATAAGCAGGACATTTTACTAGAAAGTTTTGCAGGTAAGGCTATTATTGGCTTAAGTGCAAGTAATGATGATCTTGAAGGGTTCGCATCTCCTATAGATAGAAATACTGGAGAGCCAATAAAGTATGGCACTGCATTTCATGATATTACAAAGGTATGTATAAGCTTTACTGAAAACTCACCATTTCTTGATGCCAGCTTAGACGGTGAGCCGACCAGGGATTTTATCGAATACTATCCCGAGCATCATCTTAACACAAGTTTTACTCCTTTAGAAAAGATTGTATCAGATGAAATAATAATCTCTGGGCCAGATGCAGATGCTGGTGGTAGAAGCGGGTCTATAAATCTAGATGGATTTCTTTCACTTAATATTGGGGCAAATACTGTAGATAGGCAGTCAATGTGGATAGATACTGCCGGAGGCATTGTAGCAAATATAGGAAGAGATCTGCGTAACGTTAGTTATGCTGGTCGATTTGATGGCGATGTCTTTATGGAGATCGGCGGTGCTGGGATTGGAAATACCTTTGATAGTAGATTTGCAGAGGTAAATGATGGACAAAGGCTTGGAAATTTACAAGTGCATGTATTAACTAGTAATGGCGTTATGGTATTTAAAATGGGCACTAATGAGAATGGCTCAGCCGGAGTGGATATATCATCACCTGGGAACATAACGATTTCTTGCCAGCAGGATATGTTTTTCAAAGCTGTTGGGGCGATAAAGTTTGACGCTAATATGATTATGTTCCATGCTGAGGACGCAAAGCGCGTTGTGCAAAAAATACCTAACAAATCAATTTAAGGAAAAGGATAATGGAAAAATTAAAGAAAGCACTAAAAATGAGACTTCAAAGTTCAGGTAAAGTTTCTGGAGCTGCGAAAGATGTAGATGGCAATAAGGTTCATTTGGGTGTAGATATTTTCTCTGATGAAATATTAGAAGTCGCACTTGAAACCTCAATGTCTATGTTGAGTCAATTTGACGTGACTCCATATATTGATGGATATGATTTCAAATTGTTACGCAAATATCAGGAGTTACTGGTTCAAGGCGCCACTATTCAGCTATTAGCTGGACAGTCGTTATTGGAGAGGGGAAGAGAGTTTACACTTACTGATAGTGGTATAAAGTTCACGCCACCATCGGTTTCTGAGATATTAAACACACAATGGTGTTTTGAATATCAAATGTATATGGAAAAAATTAGACTGTTAAAAATGAAGTAAAATGTCCTGCAGCCCGAATGATAATAGTATCAATGTGCCCACTAATCCGGGGAATCCTTTCCCTGGATTGGGTATACCGTTTTCTCCGCTTCAGATTCCTCTGCCAGATATTGATCTGCCAACCGATCTGATCGAGGATTTTCTTGATCTGCTTAAGCAGTTAGGTGCATTGTTCCCATCTGGGCTATTCAAGCCAAATCCAGATTTTGGCATGAGTGGCATTTTAGATTTCATAGCCAATCTTCTCAGTCAGTTGGCCCCATTCTTGTCGTTCTACAACTTTATAATGGCCGCTCTAAACCTCATTATTTGTATAATTGAGGTTCTTTGTGCAATTCCTAATCCGTTTGCTGTAGCATCAAAACTTAAAAGACTATTCTCCGAGTGTCTTCCGCCGTTCTTAAACCTATTTCCGTGGCTAGCATTGATAGCAATGATTTTAGCGTTGCTTCTATTAATTCTGGCTTTGATTATTTATATTATTGAAACAATTATCGCAATTATCAAAGAGATAATAAAAAACTTGATAGCATTGGTTAACGTACAAACTTTGAATGATGTCACAGCCGCTTTAGCTATTGTTCAGAAGATTGCTTCCTTGTTATGTTTGATAGAGAATATACTAGCAATTCTGTTAGCAATTGCTGCTATTATGGCAGTCATCCAGGCGCTTATGGCGTTCTCTGGAACATCAATTTGTGCAGATGAGGACGGAGAAGGTTGTTGTCCTTTGGAAATCTGTCCACCATTCATTAAGGAGAATTTTGAGATAGCAGTTACCAATGGTGAATTTGTATATCATCGCAGAGTTGGTCTTAATGTCACTGACATTCCTGGGATTCCGGCAGAACTGGCCGAGGCATTATCAGCATCGATCGCACCTAAGAGAGAGGAAAGGTGGCAGCTATTCGATACAGATCCAGATCCTGAATTGCCTATCAAATTGATTATCACGGATTCACTACCAGCTTTGAGCGCTCTTTCATTTTTTGGACCACAGATTTTTTATCCAGAACAGAGTTTTGACGTCGACACACCTCCAACTCGTTCGCCTTATACCGTAGATATGCGAATGTTCATTGATCCTGGTGTTTTTCATCCTACTGATACTGGTGGGGCCAGATTTATGCGTATCAACGATTGTATTGTTGTTCGTAAGCCTTATGTTGGTGAAATTACATTCAACGCACTTACTGTTTTTGGAATTACGATTCCTACTTTCAATGACACAACAGGAACTTTCAATTTAGAGGGCGGACAAGTATTTGAGGATGATGGAGAAACTCCATTTGAGGTAGAGGGAACTGTAGGCTCCTTAACCGTTATGACCCAGGCTAGTTTGAATGATTTCATTTTTGCCGAACCTACTACCGTAACACCAAGCGTTGATGATGGTTATAGGATTACAGACGTGGAATTTGTATGGAAGCCAAACCATCCAGCATTGGCAGGTCATTATCTTATTACAGTAGGATGTTTTCCTGAAGTTAATTTGGAAAAAGCTGCACTTAACGCATTTATAACGGCAGAGGGTACAGATGCAATTTTGGATAGATTAGATGACGCTCCAGATGGTGTACTTGTTCCATCGATAGGGATATTGCCAAATGTTATAGGCGCTCAGCAATGTGTTCAAACCGCATTGGATACGCTTAGGACTAATATTACGGTAGAAACAGCGGCACAATTTCAAGCCACAATGGAGACATGTTTGAATGATCTTAAAGATCAAACAACTGCAGTTTTCTGTGATGCATTTATTTCTGCTGTTAGTCAATTCAAGAGCACATTCTCAATAGATACAGACGTTCAGTTTACTACTAGACCTATCATTATAGCTGTAATTTTGCGAGATGCCGGTGGAACTAATATTGCAACAAACATACCTGAAGAGTGTTTGGATGGTATTTTAGACAAATTGCATGTCTTGGCAACTTTTGGAGAGGCCGCAAGATTTACATATGACAGGGAGAATATACGTTTCCTTTCAGAGTTAACAAGCAATGTTTCTGGCGGTGGAGAGCTAACAATCATATTTGATGGTAACATATTCAGTACATTTAATGAGAGTACGGATTTTGATGTACCATCCTCTATTACAGAAGACATGCTCACTTATACCTTCGTTGATGCAGCTGCAGAGCCTGCCAAGCGTCGTGATGTGATCGATGTGGCTCAGGATGGTTCCTAATGGCAGAACATGTGCCTAAGAGGATTGATGAGGCAGGAGAAGAGGATGTCCAGGACATTCAACAGGACATTTCTATATTGGCCAAAAAGTACATTGTCCCGATAGATCGAATCAAAAGTATAGCCAAGCCTGGGCCTGGAGATGATGCTTATGAAGAACTAGAGCCAGACAACTCTAGACAGGTAGAGAGTAGGGCGCATGCATTCCTAAGGTTTATTGGATTCCCTGTTGTGGCCGGAAATGATAAAGAATTTTATAATCCTGGATTTGATCCGACTGGTCAGTCTATAGGAACACATTCTGGCCAAGCCACTTTAAAGCAGAGTGTCGTTTCTAGTTTTAATTCTAACTCAGTATTAAAGTCAATGGTGGAAACCCGAGAGCAAGATCCAAAAGATTTAAGGTCCATATTTGTAAGGCAGGATATGGCTTCTTCTGTTTATAGCATAATAATGCGACATGTAAGAAATTTTAAGATGTTTGACGCTGGGGATCCATTTAAAGACGATAAACAGGATAAAAAAAACGAAAATAGATCGTCTGAGGCAATATCTTTCTTTTTAGCAAATTTGCAAATAGATACAGGTCTTGTTATTGATGCTTTTACCAAGACACCAATCGGGCCAAATTTTTCTGGCATAAGGCACATATTACATCCATTTGTTGTTGATCCTAGAATCGATATTACAGTAATGCCCGATGTTAATCAGATAGCTGTACCTTTTTTACTAAACAAAGAGGCACTAAAGCTTGATAAGGGTATATTTGTAAAAAGGCCAGGAATTGAATTAATAATAAGAGAGAGATTGAGGGATACCGGTAATGATGCTACAGATTTCTTTAAGAATGTTGAGAAGCTTTTAAATAATGAGCAAACTCCAGTATCGGATACAGACACTAGAACAGAAAACGAATTAAGGCTAACCGTAGAGGCTTTATTGGATGATAATGAGATAAGCCAATCTGCAATTGACTCGGACATTGAAGGAATAACTAGCGTACAGGTAAGAAACATACAAACACTGGTTAAAACTATAAGAGCTATTATTAGCAAGCTAAACGAATCTATATTGGCAATTGACAGGGTAAAACAGGAAATTAACTTGGTACCATTGCCAATTGCAGAAGGCCCTGAGACAGGGCAAGCAACTCTTAATCGACGAGATATTTCGAATATTACAGATATAGATAAAAGAATTGTAGAGCTAAATATAAAGAAACATAATGCGGAACGCAGAATTGCAGCAGAATTAGATCTAGGGGAGTTTGCATCACCTTTTAGTAGCAGTGTAAATGATGACGATGTAGTTAAGATAAGCGAGAAATTACAAGAAGATATTGATCAAAGGGCCAATTTAGCTAATAAGGCTTTTAAAGCAATGGGAGATATAGAGATTATATCTGGAGAGGTTAGCGGATTAGGACTGCTTGATATACTGGCTATTTATGTGGCTTTATGGGCTATGGATGAAAAATCGTTAATAAGCATGCTTGATGATCAATCATTCAGCAGGCTGAAGAATTTCTTTAAGCCATTATTAAAGGGTGCGGCAGCCGATCGAGGTCAAAGCAGCTCTGAGAAGTATGACATTAAAATTGCTTTAGAGAATTTTGAGAAAAAACTTGTTAACGTACTAGCTTTTATAGATAGAGAGATAGAGCGCCAGGGGGTGGCGCCTGGCGAGGAAGCTAGTGGAACAATATCAGCAGACAGCTAATATTTTGTCCTATTTATGAAGCATTAGCTTATATTGTGAAAATTAATGTCATTTGACTTCAAAATTTCGGATGGTGACCTCTCAATAGGGCAAGATGGTGATCTTAAAAAGGTTGAAAACACTGAGAAGTTAATTCAAGATATCCTTAAGATTGTTATCACGCCAATGGGGTCTAACCAGTTTTATCCCTGGTATGGCTCTCGTGTATCTAAATCTCTGATAGGCCAAGTTTTTGATTTTGAATTCCTGTCAACCGTGGCCTCCAGCCAGCTTCAGAATGCACTGGAAAACCTTCAAAGATTACAGCAAGAACAGGCTCGACAGCAAAGTGTAACGCCGTTTGAGCAGCTCGCAGCCCTTAAAGGGGTAAGGGTAGAAAGAAACCAGGTAGACCCCAGATATTTCCTGGTTGTAATTAGTGCTGTGACTCGCGCGCTAACCGAAGCAAACACTTCGCTTACAATCAAACCAACATTGTAAGTTAGCAATTTTCCAGCATATAATTGATATTACCTGCGCGGGTAAAGGTATAATAAAAATGGTTTGTATAAAGGTATGTAAAATATGTGGAAAAGAAAAAGATACGGTGGAATTTTTCGTTCAATGAACGACAACAAGTTTAAAAAGTGTTGGGCTCTTGAAAATTTAAGGCCATATTCCGCTAAGCAAAATTGTCTAGACAACTGTAGGCGGGTGTAGTGAATGGTGCGCATAAGGTCAGCCAACGAAATTATTTTAAGTCTAATAGACTATTACAGATCTACTGCGGCTTTGTTAGACACAAAGCCCGGAACAGTTACTAGAGATGTAATAATTGACGGGCCGTCATCGCAGCTAGCCAGACTTTATGAAGAACTTGCAGGTGTTGCTAATTTACAGTCACTATCTCTTACAGTTGGTGCCGATTTAGATCGATTATCTCAGAATTTTGGAGCCGTCCGACAGAGGGGCGCTAAGGCAAGCGGCCCCGTGCTATTTACTTTTAACAATTTAGATGCTGATATTCCGATTAATAAAGGAGACATAGTTCGGGCTAAAAATGGTCAGACCTTTGTAGTTCTTAATAGCTTCACAATAAGCACAATTCTTGAGACCACATTTCGCGCAACAGCTGCTAGATTTAGATCCGATTTAGACTTTGTAGGCATTACTGATGCGTTTGTGGCTGAGATTCTTGTTGAAGCAACGTCTTCGGGCATTCAGGGTAACATTTCAAAATATTCAATAACTAGCACTGCTATCGCAGCTATCAATAATGTGACTAATGCTTCGCCATTTGGTGGCGGAAGAGATACAGAAGATGATTCCACTTTCCGTAACAGAGTATTGGCGATTTTCAGTGGTGCTAATACGGGCACAGCTTTAGGATATAAAAATGCCGCACTATCTGATCCGTCAGTAATTGATGCCATAGTAATTGAGCCTGGCGACGATCTTATGACTCGTGATGGCACTCAGGTTTCTGTATCTAGCGATGGTACTAGAACTATAACTTCGACAGGAACTGGCGGGAAAGTAGATGTTTTGATTTTCGGAACAAGGATTCAGGAAACTGTTGATAGTAGAATCTTCCAAGAACTTAGCAATACCGGTGATACAACTAATTCAGAAAATGATTTTGTTCTTGGTCAAATTGCTGCCGATGTAAATAAGACCGTTGCAAGAAAAAGGCTCGATAATCTTGATGATGGAACCCTCCCAAGCCAGCCAGTTAATAGCATTGTGTCAGTTAGCGGATCTTTAAGTGGTGGAAATTTTGTCGAAAAAGCAACTGACAGTTTGGGCAGAGTTACAGGAAATTTTGAAATTGTAAAGGATACAGGAGCTTTTGCCGGAAGCCCTTGGGCATTTGATAAGCTTCATTGGGTTGATAATAAGATAAACGATCTGGAAGAAGATAAAACAAAGATTGCATTTAATGGGCAGGATCCATTATCTTTTACAGACCTTCTTGAAATTAATGTTGGACGGCAAAACATAGCTGTTATCAATGAAAATAGTCAGGTATCTTCGAGCGATAGAAGCTCGGTACAGCTTGCACATTTCCCCACATCAAACGTAACAAGAGTTTTCAACACAACTACTGGGGAAAGATATATAGTCTCAAACCAAAATCCTGATGGGTCTGGAAGCACAAATCTGACAGGGCGAATCGTAATTAGAGGACAGAGCCTGCCGGCAATAAGTGATACCCTGCAAGTAGATTATACGTGGGTATTTGATTACGATCCTACTTTTGATTTTGACAATCGAGCGACAACAACTAATCCACGGGCTGTACAGGACAGTATAGATTGGGGCTTTCCAAATGCAGTGAGAAGAGAGCGAGCAATACTTATGGCCTCAGGCTCTTCGCTTTTGGTTACAGTTACTCATCCAATAAGCTCAATTGTTAGTGTTAATGTTTTTGAAGAAGATACCGGTACAGTTACCTTATCTTCAGGCAGGTTGGCCTTTATAACTTCAGTTGCCGTTACTGGTGTAATTAGCATAATCAGAAGCTCTGATGGGACCGATGTGTATAATTCAAGTGATGCTGATGGGTCTTTCAGTGGCAATACAATATTCTTACCAACAGATACGGTGGCCAGTTTTGGTGACAGTGTAGCTGTAACATATAATGCGACAGATGTTTACAATGCTGATACACAAGGTAATTTTAGTAGCAATATTATCACAATTGTACTTTCTGCAATCGCTACAGCAGGAACATTGGTAGAAGCAAATTATATTGCGAATGTAAGCACATTATTTCCAAGCACTCTCTTGCCATCATTGCCTGCAATTCGTTCAGGAAATACTTTTGATATTGATGGGCCGGATAATGTAGGGACGCAACCTACAACGCATGTTTTTGCTGGAGATGGTAGTATTGTTAAAAACCTAAGACGCGCTCCATCGAATTTAGGCCTTACGATATCAGGGTCTGTATCTCCGGGCATTATTACAGTAACTGGAACCACATTATTATTTGCGCAAGATGTAGTCTACACAGTTGGTACGGCAGGGTTAAAACAGAATATTTCATCTGCTGTCAAGTCATTCCTTGGCCTGGCCACAAACCAATCAGTGCCATCAAATGTAAAACTGGCAAGAGTTACAAAAGTTGAGCGTGTCAGTACGACATCTAATTTATCTATGCTTGCAGTGCTTGATACGTATGATTTGAGAGGTTACGCTATTCTTGACAATAGTTTTGTCAAAGAAGAGTCTATCGTTGATATGTTATTAGCATCAACAGAAGTAGAATTACCATCAACACCAGATAATCTAGCAAATGTGCCTAGTGTTGGAGACAGAATTCGTATTACGTTTCATGTATCTACTACGGCAGATACAGAGAATGTATCATTTAGCAGAAGTGGACTATTATATACCAATAAACGTTTTGCGCTTGTTGATACAATGGCAGTATCTAGTGGGTTTACATCTGCACCGTCTGCCGCGGCCACATTAACTGTGACCAGTTTAAACCAGCCCATAACCAGGTCACGATATAAAGTGCTCTATGATTATACTGCTCCAAAAGTAAATGAGAGAATAACGGTTAGATATAATCTTGATAAGCTTATAACCGATGTTACTTTGGCAATAGAAAACACGCGACCAATCAATGCGGATGTTCTTGTTAAGGCCTCCGTTTCAATACCTGTAAATGTAACAATGAATGTAGTTGTAACGGAATCATTTGTCAACAATACTGAAATTGTTAGGCAGAATGTACAAGACGCCATTACTTCAGCATTAAATGCCACGGCATTAGGAACTGTTGTTGATTCAAGCGATCTGATAAATGCCGCATATGGAGTGGCTGGCGTTGACCGTGCAAGAATATTGTTCTTTAACAAAGCGAGCGAGTCAGGCTCCGTTCTTAGTATACAAGCTCTTAAAAATGAGTTTATTACTGCTAATGTTGTAACTATTACTATTGAAACACGATAATGGCTAATCTAAGGCTAGTAAGACTAAAAGTGCTTGATAGCACCTCTATTAGGGTTCGGTTTACCGAGCCATTGAGTCCGCTTATCAACACCTCAAGTGTCATTATAGTCTCCAATATTGTTGGGGTTCCAGATGCAGAGGTGCTTAAGGTAACTATTAGTGGCGATACGATGGATATTAAGTCGTTGCCAATGACACCATTTGCTTCGTATTTTGTCACATTCAAAACTACAAGCTCTTCAGATTTTAAGTCGGTAAATGGTAATTTCCTATTTGAAGATGGAACTACTAATGCCCCGCTCGTGCTTGGACAAGAAGATCCTGATGATCCTATTAGAGAGTTCCTTATCAACTTATTGAAGGATAATGTTTACAATTTGGACACGGGCACATTAGTAAGAACAATAGTTAATGGCCAGTCAACTTTCCTAGCAGGTGCATTGCATGATATTGGTCAGGCCAAAAATGACAACTATCTTCTCAACATTATTCCTGATGAAAGGAAAACCCGAGGGGGCGGACCATATGATAGATTAAACGAGGAAGGAGCATTTAAGACTGTTCGAGTTGGTCAAACTCAAACTAATGCCACATTGCCTGGAACCATAAGTTTTGCCAGTTTTCCTAGTGGTCCGATTACGCTACAAGCAGCAACTATATCCGGTGAAACACTGATGGCCGGAACTGGTGCATCAACATTCGATAGATTAACACTAACGGTCTTAAAAAGATTTGTAACCAAATTACTTAGCGTTAGCGTTAGGTATGCGTCTGATGGTGCTACAGAAACTTATGATATAGCAACATTTGGATATCAAGTATTAAATCCAAGGTATGATCAAGCTTTTGCGTCTCCTCTGCTTACCTTAACTGATACGCAGTTCCAGTTAAGCGATTTATCATTTGAGGATGATTCTTTTAGACTACCTATTCCTGGCGATGTTATTACTGTAAGCTATGAGTTCAAGAATGAAGGAAAATTCGTTGACGAAGACAGCGTTATGGTATCTCAGGTGCTAGATGCAGTGCGTGAGTCAACTTTACCAATTGCTACAGAGTTTTCACTTAGTCATGCCCCGGTTGTAACGGCAAATGATACAATTGCAGCGGCTGATGGTGTTACATTTTTGGATCCAGAATCTAATCCTCCATTTACCGCCACTCACCCGGCATTTGCAAAAGAAATACCCTTTAGGACTGAGGGCTTGCCTAAAAATACAGGAGAATATGCTGTTGATTATACGACTGGTAGGGTGTTTACATATGGTGCCGTATCAAATGATGGAACAGGAAACTTCCCACCAACAGCAACATATAAATACAGAAGCGTATTTCGTGCTGATTTAGATTATACATATGATACCGGGCTTGTAGAGCTTGTTACTAACCCATTAAGAGATTTAACTACGCAGATAGCTAAAATTTCATTTGATTATGAGCAAACTTTAATCCCAGAAGTAGACTTTAAATCCCAAATTCACAAAGAGGTACTTGCTGAAAGAATTAATAACAGATTAAATTCAACAAATTCTCTTTCGGTCTTAAATGTTCCAGTCACAAACGTTTTTAGGATATTTAATGAGACAACCGGTGAAGTTTATAAGGCCACAAGATTTAATAACGAGAAAGTGTATTTCAATTCAAATAATCAGCCAAGAATATTCAGTATTGAGCGCGAAAGAGCTACATTTGCCGATACTTTCAATGAAACACTACTAATAGATAGTGAGTTTGCCAATGTACTGGGAACTAGAGTATTAAAAATCTTATTACAGAATAATAATGTAATTTCTTCTACAGAAGATGTCATTGCGGCGAGTTACAACACTAGCGTAGCTTTTAGTAGGGCTGATGTCTTTGTGGAAGAGTTATATTTCGACGCACAGGTAATATCAGAGACAGCCAATACTAATAGGCTAACTATTGGTAGATATCAAGTTGATTACAGGAATGGTATAATCTTCCTAGGCGTCTCGTCAACCCAAACTGCTGATCTAGGCTCAATTAGCTATAAAAAGCCAGCTATACTTTCAGATAATAATCATTTAATTAGCGTTTCTGAGCTTTATCACAGTATAAGCACAATTATAGGAATTAATAAGCGAATAGCTTTAAGCTCATTTAGTGACACTGAGATATTGCCAAATGTTTTCGATATTGCTGACGAAAGATTTTTGAATGGTGATACTGCTCTTTCTTATCTGGTATTGGGCGGAACTATTACCGTACAAGATGATATCAAAAATGTAAGGAACATTTATGACGCATATGACCTAAATAATAATGCTACATTGACAAATTTTGCTGAAGGTGCAACTGTATCTGCAAATGTTATTACTTTAGATTCTAGTGGCGTATTAAAGCAGGACCTTGCAGTGGTTCAGACCGGATTAGTTGTATCGGTTCCAATGGTGTCTCCTGCGGCTGAGATATTTTCGGTTATTAGTGTAACAAGAACGTCTGATAATGTTGAGCTTTTCGATGGTAGTGGATCATTTACTGGATTTGATATAACCCTATCTGGTCTTGGGACCCCTGTTGTTGGCGAGATTGTACAAGTTACATATAGGGCTGCATTAACAGGGGCGGCAACTCCAATTGTAGATTACAATAGGGGCGATTATTTTGTTGATTATACTTATCTAGCAGATGAAATAATTGTCAGCTACGAATATGGTGATAATGTACTTGATTTTAGGGAAGGAAACGCTCTTGATGAGGGCGATGAGTATTTTGTTACTTATCATGTGGGCGCTTTAAGAGATGCACTATTAAAGAACTTTGGAAGTCTTATAGATATTCCAGTAATGCAGACTTTCGATACCACATTGCCAAGAGAAAGCTATCGAGACGCTTTGAAGGGAGCATTGCAGTCATTCACTAAGGGGCCTACCATCCCTTCTATGAAGAGTTTAGTTTCTAACATATCCCACATAGAGCCAGACATTATCGAGGCGGCTTTCCAGGTCTGGTCATTGGGCGTAAGCCATCTATATCCCAATGTAGTAGATTATACTGGAGATATACAGTTATTGTCCGCTAAGTTTGATAATGGCGCATTGGTCTCAAATTCGAATGAGACAATAACATTCCCCGTTTCTAGTAATCTCAAAATAGAAGACGGAACATTGGAATTTTGGACCATTCCAGATTGGAACGGACTTGACAATGATGCAACATTAACATTCCAGGTCTTAAAAGATGGGTATATTATAGATGCATCGGAAGTATTTATTGGGGCCTCAAGCTTCAATCCTACATATGATACGCAAAATAAATTCACAGTAAATAGGCTTGATGACCCAAGCCCAATCGGCCTGCCATCTAAAGTTTATACTGATGTAGGTTTTTTTGTTTATTATAATGTTGACGATAAGCGCTGGAATGTATTAGCCAAAGAGAAGCTAGACAAGTCAGATGGCTATATGTTCTCGGGCACGATCGAGTCGTCTGGCGAAGTATATGATGTTAAGTTCATTCCAGAATTGGGAGAGATTAACGACGTATTGAGGAGCGGTACTAGCAAGATAGAATTTGAATTTAATCTAGATGGGCAGGATGTATTAAGCGCCGATGGGTACACTACAGGCGATGGATATTCTCCTAGTGATGGTTATGTGATTGGATTCTCGTTTGATGGCATATCACTCATGGCTGATGATGAGCATTACCTATTTGATTTTGGAGAAACGGAATCAATAAATAGATTCTCATTATACAAAGACGGAAAGGGTTATTTGAATTTTAGGGTCCAAGATCGGGGAGATCCGATTACTGGCAGGACTAATCAATTTAAGGTGAGCGCTGATATTTCTGATTGGCTAGCAGGCCAGAGGCATCATATAGCCGCCGCATGGAAGTTGAATACTTCTGATAGGCAGGATGAGATGCATCTGTTTATAGATGGCGAGGAGGTTCCAAACATTTTGAAGTTTGGAGGCAGGCCTGTAGCAACATCTACAGATAGGTTCAGAACCGTTAAACCAGAGCTTGTAGTGGGCGTACTTCCTAAGAATGCTGTTGCGGGAAATGATCTTAGTACGACCGCAGGATCGACTACAGTTACTTCAGAATCGGTAGATTTTAGTGTAGCAGGAATTGTGCCTGGTGATACGATTAATATTCGAGAGACAGGGTTTGGTACTTTTACAATCGTAGGAGTATCTGGCGGCGTGCTTATCCTTTCGGCGCCAATGACAACTACTTTATCAGATGCTCGATTCTCAGTAAATGAATTCTCTTCAGTTGTAGCAACGCAACTTGATCTGTTCTCAAATTTAGCGGTATCCATTATAGACGGGTCAACCAGTGTAGAAACAGAAATACCCGGATTAAGAGCGGCAATACCAGCATATACTATTAGCAAGAACAGCTCTAATGAAGATGTGTTGACAATTCTAGGTAGCGCTAATGCCGGAGACACTGTTGTTATACGTACATTAGGATTAAACCACAGAAGGTGTCGTGAAACACATTATGTTTGGGGCAATACGAATAGTATAATAAAGACACAGCTTCCATCGCCTATTAGCCTAGATGAGGTAAAGGTTTTACCAGTATTATTGCCACTTACTCCGATAGGCCCAGATAATGCCGTACTAATTGTTGGTAGATTCTTTGCCACTGGGCTGGCAGCAACTCAGCCATCTAATGTCACAGAAGGCAGGACACTGTCTGTTCGTATTACTGGCGGCAATGTATCATTTTCTACACCACCGACTGTTACGATTAATGGAACTACGGTTTCTGGGCCTCTTTTTGAGACATTGACCTTCACCTCCTCCGGGACACAGACAACAACTGAAAGGTTCTTAACGGTTACATCTGTTGATGTTGCGACAACCCCGCTTGCAACTTCAAAGAATTCAATTGCTGTCGAAATAAAGGAAGAACTTTCTATCACTGTAGCAGATGGAAACACGACATTCCCAGTAATCAGATTTAGCTACCAACTTCAGACAAGCACTTCACTTGCCGGTACATCTGGCTCAACGCTATTAACGGATACTGATGCCGTTATAGTGGAGTCATTCGTTGACAATCTTATAGTAATAAAGGCTCCGGCACCTGCTGCGGGATCGTATACCATAACGGACAGAATTGATAATGATAGTTTTACAGTAACCCCTGCGCTCCCCGCTACATTTACAGGGGGAGAATATGACATATTCAATATCTCAGTTGGTAGGAGCGGATTCCAGAATGGATGGTTTGTATTTGAGGAGGCCGGTGCGGGCACAATTCCATTCCCACTTAAAGAGGGCCTATATGAATTTGATTATTCTGCCTATATGGAAGTTAAGATTGATCCAGTTCAAAACTATACAGCATATATAGGCTCAGATCTTAATGGAAACAAGCAATCTAAGGCCATAATTGATGAGTTTAGATTGCTTTCAGGGTCAATTTCTGATGTTAGAGTCGGAGAAACATTAGCAGTAAACGAAAAATCAGTTACTGTTGACTTTACTACCTTAACGCCTTTTAGCGCGGATAGTGACACTTTAATGCTCTTACACTTTAATTCTAAGCCATTTGAAAATTCGGCAGATTTTTGGGTTACTGCAGATAAGACATTCTTACAGTCTGGAAGAGCTGTTAATGATAATTTTGGGCAAAGCCTTGTTGTGACGGATAAGGGAATAAGAAAAGAAAATAAGGGATTATTATCGACTATATCTGAAGGCAGTATTGAATTTTGGGCAAGTCCAAGGTTTGACACTCATAACGATCCGGCTACTAGATTCTATTTTGACGCCAGTTCATCGGTAATAGAAGAAGTAGTTAGCATTACTAATACAACAGTAAAGGCATCCGGCTCTATCTCCAGCATATCTAGCGTAAGACTACAAACAGACATAGACAACACTGGTATAGATTTCTTTGCTGGTGGAACAATAGAGGAAAATTTCAAGACCATTAAGCTAGGAAAGGCCTTACCATCACAAAGGACGCCGGTCAAAATCGGCTATGTACCATTGGGTCTTTCTGGAGATAGAATATCTATATATAAGGACGGTGATGGATTTATTGTTTTCAACATTAGAGCTAATGGTGTAGATTATCAGGTTCGTCAGTTTGTGTTCTGGGCTAGAGACACCTGGCACCGCATTAGGGCAACATATAAGTTAAATAGAGCTGATAATCAGGATGAGCTTCGTTTGTTTGTTGACGGGGAAGAGCGAGGGACAGTATATTTCGGTCTAGGATTATTATTTGGACAAGGCATTTCATTCGGACAGGGATTTGCCGGAGCAGACACATCTGCTTTGACAAGCGATATTAACTTTACTGACCCAATAAATGACTTTTTCATAGGGTCAGACTTCTTAGGGGTTAATACTGCAAATGCAAGAATAGACAATCTAAGACTAAGTAATAGGGCCAGAAGCCCATTAACAGTAGCTGGTCAGGATATCGATATCAACTATAGTACTAATCTTGATATAGTATTTCCTGTAATAGAAGACGCATTCACAACCTTTCTTTGGGATTTTGACGCTATTAGGTTTAAAACAGATGATCTTTCAATACTTAGAGATGAAGAATTCGGAATCTTCAACTTTACCCTGAATGTCATTGATTCTTTTGACATAGTATTAGGTAATGCCAAGATTCAACAGGTTTTGGAGTCTCTAGTATTTGCATTAAAACCAGCTCAATCAAAAATAGAGATAAATTACATTCAATAGGTAAAAAATGATAGCTCGCAAAGACGTAAGCATTATCCATAATCGTTGGCATGACGCCCAACGTGTCGATAAGACAGATATGGATGTTGAACAAAATAGAGGCATTGATACAGATGCCGCAACCATTCATAATCATTTTGGTTCTGGCGTCTTGCTTGAAAGTCCAGAGCAACCGATTATTTTTGACTCTGATAATTTAATAGCTAGCCAGGCAGCAATTGAGGCTGCGGGCAATTTTGATGGCATTGGCCTTGCTGCTCATTTGCAGCCAAGTGATATAAACTTAGGAAATCAATTAGAGGTAAATCTTACTGGTTCTAGTGTAATTGGGCGTTTATCAATTAAAGTTGCAATTATAGGATTGTCATTTGATAATACTGTTCAGATGGATAGGCTATATTTCTACAAGAATGAGAAACAGGTCACATCGAAGCATTATAAGCGAATTTTAACAATTTTCTTCAATGATTTTAAAGGAAACAATAACTGTTCTCGTAGTTTAGGCGGTAGAGTTGTAATTAGAGAGACTTCATCATTCCAGCTTTCCACAGATCCGATGATGGAAAGACAGGATGTTTCTCCTGATTTATTCTGGAGAGATTTTAAGGTATCAGACTCTGCAATATCATTATTTGATACGATACAGAATGGTATGGGGTCAGAATTTAGTGCGGACGCACTATCGCTTGATATCAGCGGCACAACCGATCGTGAGATGGCAGCTAATGATGTGACATCTCAGGTTGGGCAGAAATTTCAAGCAAATACAGACAATATTCAGAAGGTAACTCTTCTTATTGGTGCCCGACAGAAGGATACAGGGCCTGAAGCAGATAAATTCGACTGGACCGGAGACATTGTCGTTAGCATTTATCCGCTTCAGACCAGCGTGAGCTGCCCAGTAGATATTGTACCATCATTGGCGATAGATTTTGAGCCGAGCAATGAGCCGATAGCACAGCTAAGCTTTGACCAGGCCTCGCTAGAAGATGCTGGCTATGTACTTACAAGCGTTGCTCAGCCGGTTGACTTTGTATTTAGTTCGACTAAGTTGGGCGATCCCGCTACCAGTAATGTCGTCAAAGATCGTTTCTATGCTGTTACTATAAAGCGATCTGGATCTGCAACATCTGGCACGCTATTTTTAGGCGTAGGAATTAATAGGACCGCAGATTCCCGCGTAACACTATTTAGTGGAGTTTGGGTTGATGTTCCAGAAGAAGACTTATGGTTCCAAGTTTGGACTGATGCTGCAAAGATAGCCGATGGGCGTGGATATGATGAAGGAAATGGAATTCAATATGATAAGACCACCACTGATGAATTAACCGGCGCAACCATAGATAATCAGGTTAGGCATTTATCATTTGCTGATACTGGAGAAAATATACTCAATATTGCTGTTATTCAGGCTATTGGGGAAGAAACCGTAACGGTACAAGACGAAAGAACTGGCAATAATGTAAATTCTCGCAGGAAATTCGTTCCGTCTTCTAGTTTTGTAGATGAGTCTGGATTAAGTTCGCTGCAAGGCGTTTCTAACCCATTTATTATTGGATGCACACAAGATACTAACCCAAAACAAAATGCCATACTTGAGAAAGTCCAAACAATACCTGGCCTTGCAAGTGGCGACCAGTTTTGTATAGTAAATCCAGATCCTGATTCTCTCTCATTGAACGTTATAGGAAGTAAGCTTATTCCGAATATAAGTAGCGCTTTCGATTATCGAATTTTTGGTGCCGATCTTTGTACTGATGGATATGGAGATGTAAATGGCGATGGTTATATTGATGCAGCTGATATTGCTGCAGCATCACAGTTAATTGGCGAGAGTTTGTTATTCAATTCAACTCAACAAAAAATCATTGATGGATACTTCTCAGCTCTTGAAGTATTGCGCGCAGATGTAAATGGCGATGGTTATGTTACCGCCACAGATGTTGACCTAATTACACAGTTCGTTAATAGACAAATTAACGCATTCCCGGCTGGAGGTTCATTTACACACATATGTTATACTGTTCAGCAAAGCACAGGTAGATATGATGGGTATTTCGATTGTGATGGCTATGTGCGACTTGATGGTTATACTGGGCTTAATATTATAGATCCTGGTGACTTGTCTGCTGAAGAGCTTAAATATGATGGCTATTTAACCACACCAACGATAGAGGGCGACAGCACGTTTACTACTGTGCCATTCCCTGGGGTGACATATAGGATTGACCCACAACCATATTGGAGGCCAGAATCCCTCGCATTAAGCAGTGAAACTAGAGCTGTGCCTGCGACATTCTTTGTTAGTACTTCTATAGACCCGCCAGATTGTTCTCAAACGCTTTCATTTGAGTGTACAGATAGAACGGCTGTCACACCAGAGTGTGATCCTGGCAGAAATGACTTCCTAGTACCTGACAACCTAATTATAGGCAAGGGAGATATTGTCAGTCTGGATGGCACTAAACATAAGTTGGATTTTGAAATTGGAACAGTAATTTTGCAACTTCCTCAAACTCCTTTTGAAGAGGCTTCAATTAATCTATTCGATAAATTAGTAGCTGATCGTGGAGATGGTATAACTAGAGGAGGTCTGCCCGCAATGAGGTATTCTGACTGTACAACGGTACAGGATGCAGACTTTGCATTAAATAGGATTAGATTTTCTGTTTCTGTGCAGGCTTTTGTGCCAAATATAGATGGATATACTGAGGAAGATGGTTATGGCGTTATTGTAGATGACATAATCGGTGTCCATTTGGATCATTCAACCGGAATCTTAAAACTTACAATCAAGGATCTTTTTGTGGACACGGTATTTATGACACTAGTTACAAAGTTGCAGATATTAGTATATCTGAAAAAGGCTGGGTGGAATAATGTCATTACAGTTGTCGAGCCGAGTCAGATCGCAGGATTGTTGAGCACATAATGGCGTTAATTGGATTGAAAATACCGGCTGAAATCTCTAGAATCTTTACCAATGTAAAGGTGCCTGGGGAAAGAGACCCATCAGATCATGTTACTATGTTCTATATAAGCGGAGAGCTTAAGCCGAAAGATATCGCAAAAGTTTGTGCAGCCCTACCTGGTGTGTTGGAGAACATCACACCCTTTGAAGCTGTTGTTAAGACAATTACATGTTTTCCTGAGGGCGACGAAGGCGTACCTATAGTGGGCGATGTCATATCTAAAGAGTTGACGGGGTTAAGAATAAAAATCGTCAAATTGCTTAACAAAGAGAAAATTGAATACTCTAAGAAGTTTTCAAAATTCAAACCGCACGTAACCCTATCTTACAGTAATGATAAGATAGACAATATCAAGCTACCAACACCGGCAAAGTGGTTAGTAACTGAATTGATTTTATGGAGCGGCGATCAGGATGATAGTGGAATTATTATTACATTCCCATTATATGAAAAAGTGTCTGCGGCAAATATTGCCCTGGCGCTAGCTGATGTATTTTGTAAGTTGGCACATGTTTAAAGTTGGCGATGTTATAACAGTGAGAGAGGCCGTTTGGGCTGGCATGCACTGTGGTTCTCCAGATGAGCTGCCAAGTGGACCAATTGTCTGGATACAGCCCACGGGTGCAAACCGGGTACAAATAGAGGGTAGTGGATATTTATTCAGGCCTAAGGATGTTGAATTATTATGGGCGGATATAGATGTTAAAGAATTTGAATAAGATGGTTTTACGAAGCATTTATCTTGATCCAGAGATGGATCAGGTGCTATCTAGATTGGCAGCGTCTAAATTAGTTACTAAATCTGTATTGATACGTAGTCTTTTACAAGAAGTTATTGGGAAACCCCCGCTCAAGAGGACGATGGATTGTAATTGCCTTGTCCCAGTTTGAAAGGATCTTATTAAATATAAACCTATTATCGTTAAGGAGTAAGTATGCGACGTGTTTTATTTGTAATTTTATGAGTTTTTAGCTGCCTGAGCATGGGATGTAGTGAAAACAACTACATGGTGCATCATGCAACAGTAGAAGCTGAGCAGGAACAAATCAGGTGGAACAATTATAGTCAAACGCTACTGTTAACGGCTCATTATACTAAAAAGCCCGCATTGATATATTTTCACTCAGATAGCTGTTCTGCCTGCGAAGATATGGAATCTAAAACCCTTTCTGATAGAAAGGTTATTTATTTGATTAACAATTCATATGTACCTATAAGGATTAGCGATTCTGAAGATCAATTCCACGATGTGGCAAATAGGTTTAATTTGAAGATAGACGGCGGTGTGCCAGTACCTTCCATGATTATTTTGTCTTCAACCAATATTCCTAAAGAGATAATTAGAGTATCTGGATTTATAGATGCTATGACATTGGCCCTTGTGTTGGAGTCTTCTGTAACAATTGATGTGCTTGCACGAGTTGAAGATAGTATAGATCAATTATTCCAATTGCCCGAAGAAGTAGTGGTCCCTTAAGACGTTATAACGGCATGAGGGTAAAAATACAGCAGTTTTTGTGTGGAAAGTGCCATAGTTGGGCAGTTGTAGGCCAATGCATTGGAAGAGAGCTTTTAAAGCTTGACCATAATGTTGAATTCTTTTCAACAGATGGCATTAAAGATAAGTATGTGCCAGATTATTTAAGGCCGTTTCTGAAAGATAACAAGGCTGATTCTCCAAACTTTGTGGAACCACAAGGCACGTATGGCATGCAAATTAGCTATACTGCCATGAAGAATTTTCCACACTTTTTAAGGCATGGAAATCAAAACAAATTTGCTATTTATAATTATGATGGCTCGGTTCTCCCAGAGCACTGGGCTAAGTACAGCCATTGCGTCGATAAGCTGCTACCATCTTCTGAATATTCGAAAAAGGTATTTCTTGACGCAAAGATACCAGAAGACAAATTAGAGGTAGTTCCACATGGTATCGATATTGAAGATTTCAATGTAAAGCCATATAAACTGAAGACGAAAAAGTCAATTAAGATTCTGAACGTATGTGGCCAGTTACATCGAAGGAAGAATCTATCAGGGATTTTAGACGCTTATGGTAAGGCATTCACAAAAGACGATGATGCTTGCTTGGTGTTGAAAGTGGCTGATAAGCTACCAGAGACTAAGTTTGAGGTTTCTTTCAGAGATCTATATAATAAGTGGCGTTCCAATAATAAAAACGGCCCAGAAGTTGAAGTCATTTATGATTATATAGACAGTATAGAGAGCCTATTCTTAGCTTGTGATATACATTATTCACTTTCAAACATTGAGTGTTTTCACATTCCATCATTGCAAAGTATGGCTGCGAAAAAGCTCACTATACAATCAAATTATGGTGGCAGCGTAGATTTCATGAATGATAGCAATTCATTGCTGGTAGAAGGTAATATTGGGCGATGCCCGCCTAGATATCAATATTGGACACCATCGCCATATGCCGAAATGTTTATTCCAAACAGCGATGATGCTATTGAAAAACTTAGATATGCTGTCGATAACTATGATAGTCTGATGGAAAGGCTTATGCCAGCCATGGAAAAGACGGTGGAACAATATACCTGGGCTAATGTGACAAAACAAATTATAGGTTTACAGTGATAGAACTAAAGAAAGATATAAAAAACACAACATCAGATGATGATATGTTCACTGTGCAAAAAGACAGCAGCATAGATTTGAGCATAATCGTGCCGGTATTCAACAATGTTAACTTTACAATGTTAGCCCTTGAGGGGCTTGGCAAGCTGCCTAGCAATTATGAAGTGCTTATTGTGGATAATAACAGCGAAGATGACACAGAAGAAGTAGTAGAAGAATTCATAACAAAAGCACCAAAAGACAGGGCCTCTATTTCTTATATAGGATGTCCTAGAAATATGGGATTTAGTGCAGCTAATAATAAAGGATTCAAATATTCAAGAGGCAGGAATATTCTATTCCTAAACAATGATATTCGTATTGAGGATGATTTTGAAACGTGGCCAGAGGAAATGGTGCGATTAGCTGAAGAGGGTTATATTATTGGCGCAGATGGCGGGCTGTTGGATGGTCAATTCAACTATGTAACAACGGGTACAAACTTGCCACGGACAAACCGTTGGTATTTGAGCGGCTGGTGTTTATGTGGATCCAGAGAAACTTTTGACAAGTTAAAGCTCAACCACTACTCTAATTCAGAAGGGCAAATTGTTGAGGGAACACAATCGTGGGGACCTTGGAACGAAAAGTTCTTCCTTTATTTTGAGGATGGTGATTTAACTTGGCGAGCAAGAGACCTTGGAATTGAGCTTAAGGAGATAAGAGTACCAATTCATCATTTCGGCAGAATTACAGGTCGTAAATATGGAATGTTTGGATATTATAAGAAGTCCCAAAGGATATTCAAGATAGAGTGGAAAGAAAGATATAGATCATGATAAATCATTTAAAGAATATAGTTCTAATAGGGGCCATCCCGGTTATAATGTTTTGGATTGCCGTCCTTCTGGGATTTTGGTTTTATCCAGAGGACATGGATGGCGCAAGTAACCTGATAATGGTATTTGCCGGTACAGGTTGTTTGGTTGCACTATTCTTGTTAGTGCGGAACATAAGGCGTGGCATAGAGTACTTTCTTAAAAGGAAATAATGATCTATGTATTGACGCTAACTTGGAATGGCCTTGATAGTCTTAAAAAGCTCAAAGGTGGTCTAATAAGAAATCTCAACAATGTTGATACAGATTACGACGCAGTATGGTGTGTCCGTGACAATGGTTCTACAGATGGGACTGCTGAGTGGTTAAATGAAATTAGGAAATACGGAAATGTTGCGACGCTTCCTTTACTTATAGATCACAATAGAGATAATTTTGCCCAGGGAGTTAACTCTTTAGCAAATATGGTTTATGACGAATACGATTATGCTAATTCTAATGATTTTTTCTTGCTTCTAAATAATGATGTAGAATTTGTTGATGATACGTCACTATTAAAAATGATGCATCTGATGAAAGATCCTAAGGTTGGTGTGGTTGGTGCCAGGCTGCTATACAGTGGTACGAATAAATTGCAGCACGGTGGTGTCATATTCGGACGTAGGTATAGCAACATGCCATATCATTATCGGCACCAAGAAGAATCTGATAAACACGCGGAGAAGAACCGATACTTTCAAGCAGTAACTGCGGCATGTTGTCTAATTAGGGCTAAGGCGTTTCAGAAGATGAGTGAGATATATTTTTGGAGTTTTGAAGATACAGATTTATGCTTAAGAATCAAGAAGGCCGGATGGAAGATTGCATATTGTGGAGAAACCAGAATCTACCATGAGGAAAGTGCGTCATTGAAGAAGAATCCGGTCAACAAAATGTTCCTCCAACAGAATGTAGAGCACTTCAAGAGTAAGTGGTTTGGCAAATATGAGCTTGACCACGAGAAGTATTTGAAAAATCCTAACTATAAAGTGATTTAGTGGGGATGCGCAAATTAACCACTAAATACTTTCCATTCTCACCTGGCATCCCTTGGCAAATAAAGAATGGAAGATACGTTCGGCCAGAGGTTTCTGGCTCTATATTGCGGTCTGTATTAAAAGATAAAGATATTGTTGTAGCAGCTTTTGGCGGCTTATTGGAGTCGTTTTTTTCATTATCTATTCTAGAGGCCATAAACTATATGATGCCTGGTCATAATCTGTTTTGGTGTGGCCGTTCAGAGTATCATTCATTGGTTGAGCAAAATGGTCTAGCTAAGCCGTTTGATATGATAGATCAATCAGTTCTGGATCGATTTCCTGTGCCCGTTTTTTTTGACAAAGAGAATCGTGCCTATTTTAATTGCCTGAACAACTATTTAAGTGTAAATTCTTATTATTTGTCGCCAGGATACAACGATCTTAGGCCGGCAGTCAAGCAAATCGCAGAAAAAAGCACAACATCTTGGGAGGTGCGCTTCAGTCCCCAATTAAGGCACCACGAGAGCCGTCAGGAGCCCTTTCCATCAAGGAGAAGGGCTCCGTATGTATTGGTGCTCCCAGACCGTACAGGGCTGTCTGAGTGCGAGATAAGCTGTCTTAATTGGGATGCCCGCAAAATACGCTCTTTCTCCACAATGTTACAGCCAGAGTTTAAACTAATTGTGATGACCAATAATCCTGGAATATATTTCAACACCAATGCTGAGGTTATTCCATTCACGTTAGAGGATATAGTACGCCTATTACCACGAGCTTATGCTGTTTTATCTAAAGATGTTGATATTTTATTGCTGGCAATAGCTTTGTCCAATACAAAAATATTATCAAACGCTGTCTGCGCCCCAATGAGCTTGGAGAAGAATGCTAAATTCCTCTTAAAAAATAATGATATATACACATCTGAAGGCCTGTCTCCAGAAACCGCATGGGGGCATATAACAAAATTAGGAAATATATGACTGTCTCAATAATGATTGTAACATATAATCGTCTTAGTTTGACAAAGCAAACGTTAGAAAACCTGTTTAAAGCCACAAAATATCCATATAATCTCATATTTGTAGACAATAACTCAAGCGATGGGACGATAGGCTTTCTAGATAAGACGCTACATGGCAAGATGGAACAGTTTAATTCATTTAAAGATTATTCTATAATATCTAATAGAGACAATAGAGGGATTGCCATTGGAAGAAACCAGGGATTAGCAGAAGCCGTTACGAAATATGACAGTGAATGGTTTGCTACACTTGATAATGATGTATGGGTTCCAGAGGGCTGGTTAACTGAATGTGTCGAAATTTTACAAGCCAACAGACAATATGCTTCTATAGGGGCCAATATGGAGAATGTAAAGTACCCTATTGTTAATTTGAATGGAAAGGAGTTTCAAAACAAACCTCAAGGAAATTTAGGTACCGCCTGCATGGTGTTTAATAGATCTTTGCATAAAATGCTTGGTTATTTTAATTACAAAGACTATGGAAAATATGGTGAAGAGGATGCAGACTGGGGGATGCGCATCCGTGTAATAGGCCTCAAGCTTGGATATATCAAAGAGAACGGAAAGCATCTAGGCGAGGGACAGCACGACAAAGGAGAGTATAGAGAGTTTAAAACGGCATCTCACAAGAGGAATTTGGCAAAGTTTAACGCAAACTGTCGAGACTATGCCCGGCGCATTAAGCCACTATACATAAATTTTCGATGAAAATTGAGATCTTACCTAATGAGTTAAAAAAATATACAGTATCTTCTAAATCTTGTGTTTTTCAAAAAGACGGTATAAGAATTGGCCCGAGATTTGGAAGAATTACTTTCGACTTATCTGAAATAAATGCTACTAAATGTGATTTACATTTTAAAAGGATATCAGGTGATGGTAAGACAACAATTAAGTCGGAAAATACAATTGATGCAATAGTGGTGTCAAAAGTATCTCAAACTTTCAGCATCCATATAAGAAATGAAGTTTATATAACTCGCGAGATTGGTAAAGGAGAAGTTGTTCTATCTAGTATAACGGCTCATTCTAATAAAGAAGAAAATATGCCTAATTGGAGAGAAATCATAAAACGGTGTAGCAAGTATAAATGCATTAGAATGGTTGGTGGACAACTATTTGCTAGCTCTGGCGGGTTTATAGAGGATAACAATACTATAAAGAAGATTTCGACCAATCCGCCCGGTATGTTCACTCGTGAGGAAAATAGAATTAAATTTCTAGGCTCTTGCGAAATTTTAGACATACATATGGGCGGTAAAGATCCAATCTCTGTGTCATCCCCATATGCTCACCGAGAAAAACCAGGCCCCAATATTTCAACCTCTGTAGAGCGGCCGGTTAATTCAATCAAAATTGCCAATGTGCCTAATCAGATTCCGTTCCCGCTTCCTACGCAACAGGATCAGTCTCAAATGAACAACAGTATAGTATTTAACTCCACGGCACTAAATGCGTTTGCAAAATTTGGTCAGATTAAAAATAAACTTGTTAAACCTATACGCAGTAACAATAAAAACTATCTACTTATTAGAAAGGGTGCGCGCTGCTCATTATCACTCTCTGAAATACAGGACAATTCTGAATATATTGTTGTAATTAAAGCTAAGAAGCTTAATGGGAATGGTAAATTGTGGCTTACATTTGCCTCTAAAGAAAATGATTTCACTGATAGAGTTGGAGCCGTACTTAGTGGCAATATAAGTAATAAGTATATTACGTTAAGAACGAAAACGTGTAAATATGGGCAGTTTCATAAGCTTAATATATCAATGGAAGATACTTGCTCTGGAGAAGTTCTAATAGAAGAAATACTTATTGTTGAAAATATAGGCATTACGCGAACAAAGGGCCTTATAGAGTATGGGTTTAGCACTGCAGAGGCCCGGGATATTCCACCGTCATTATCATTTGGGCTTTCACTTAACCTAGACGATGATACATTTGATCCGATTTATCAGGGGGCAAAAAGTTTTGCCAAATATGTCCCGATAAAAACAACAGAGACAGTGGATACGATCTCTGGAAGTGTGGCCACAACTACAATATCTGGGATGAGCTGGTTAAATAAGGTTAGCCCTATATTTCCAGAGCTTAGAGTTATAAAGAACACGAATGCGATAGGTGGCGAAACCTTAATGATTGGCAGGATGGGATCGTTGCTGCCGGCCAAGCGTATATGGGTTGATGCTTTTTTTGAGAAGGAAGCTATTGATAGCGATTTGGCGGTTTTAAGGAGTGCTGCGCAAATTTTTAGTCCGTCATTGTTAAATGTTGATCTGCTAAAATCAAAACTTCCTAATGTCAAAGTAGATCTGTGTACCAGGCCGGTCCCGTATATAACGCCAAAATCAGTTCCATATTTTGAAAACAAAGAATTCGCATTATGTTTTCATAGAGGCCATGAGTCAACGTATCGAATCATAAAGGCCTGGAATCCTCAGCTTCCCAAAATGGCGCTAGTCGGAGCCAGAGGGGGCTTCCCCGACACTGTAATACCTGTTAATGAATATATGCCCTATGAAAATCTATTATTCTTAATTTCCAAATGCAAGTTCATAATAGACATACCTACATATAGAAACTATAATTCCGCATTTTTGGATTTGGCACATCATATGGGCGTACCAATTATAAGTTCAAACTGGTTTGTCATTGATAAGGATAATTGTATTTTCCTGCCACCTGTTGAAGACATTGGGAAGCTGAAATCTCCAACTACGGAGGCAATCATAGATGGTGCAAATAGGGCTAATAATATGCCCAGGAAGAATGCCAGGACAGATCAATATAAAGCGAAGTTTATAGCAAGTTCTGCTAGATTATTTATTTAATATCGCTGTGAAACTTATTGATAATTTTCTCGTAACCAACTTTAAACGAGGAAAGTTGTTGTAATTTTTGTGTTCTGAATATTTGGCCTCGTATATCGCCTACCCAGTTTTTGTATCTTTCTTCTGTGAATCCCTCGATACGACCGATTAATCCTTTTTCATTAATTCTGAATTTCCTACCAGTTTTCTGCACATAGTCCCTTAGGTCTATGTAGGAATGCTTCGGGAACTTGTGGTCATCTATATTATAGCAGCCCATATAGATAGGTATGGTCCCGGCGCGCCATACATCGGGGAGTTTCTCTGTGAAGTATCCATGTGTGTAAATTGGGTCATGAGAGTTCTCTGTGCAAATGGAGAATTTTGCCTTTCTTAGGACATCATGTTTTGATTTGGCGTTACCGCGAAAATATGGCCTTTTAATTGGCATTTGACCATACCAAGACACTTTATACTTGGACTTTTTATGCAGCAAGTCTGCTAATTGTAAGCGCAAAGAGTATAGTTCTGAATGGTGTCTTGATGACTTATTATTTGCAACAAATACGATTTCATCCGTTTTTTTATTCCATTCCACCCAGCTTTCCGCCAATTTCTCCGCTGACGGGAAGTGGTGATAAGATGGGTGATTCATGGCAACGACCTTGTTTTTCGATTTGGGAAAAGCCTTGGTAGCCCAAGAGAAAATGTATTTGAATTTTGAAACAAATTTGGGGTCATAGTCTCTATCTAATACACAATAGGGTTCAACAACCCATATACTATCGTGTGGTTTCGGTTTTCTTATTGAGTACCAACCCATTCCTATATTTATTTTATTAGGGTCATATTTGGGGCTACGCCAAATCTCTCCTTTTTCATTTTCGAAAACTTTAGTCACAGGGCCGGTTTGTGGCGAATATACTATGTTTATTATTGCTTTATTTGGCATGTTTTGCTCATAATTGTTATATAACGAGAATGGCGAGGCAATGAATATGAAAAAGATGGTTGTACTGGTTCCGAGCTATAAAAATAGCCTTTGGTATGAGAGAAATCTTTCATCTATCATATCACAGGATTATGATAATTTTACAGTTGTTTACGTAGACGACTGCTCGCCAGATAATACCGGAGATCTTGTTGCAAAATATATAGCCAAACATAATCAGCAAGACAGGGTAAAATTGATACGCAATTCAGAACGCAAAGGTGCCTTGTGTAATCTATACGATATGATCCATGATTGTGACGACGACGATATAGTGGTCACATTAGATGGTGATGATTGGTTTGCTAATGCTGTAGTGTTAAAAACAATAAACGAAGTTTACCAGAACAATGACGTTTGGATGACTTATGGAAGCTATCAAGATTGTCCAGGCATGACACGCGGGTGTTGTAAGCCATATGAAAATCAAATTATAAACGCTAACTTGTTTAGAAACGTACCATGGAGAGCAAGTCATCCTAGAACTTTTTATGCTTGGCTTTTCAAAAAGATCAAGAAAGAGGATTTTTATGACCCAAATGGCAAATGGCTAGATATGGCTTGGGATTTATCTTTTATGATGCCAATGCTAGAGATGTCTGGGAGTAGGCATAAATATGTGCATAGCATATTGTATTCTTATAACAATGAAAATCCAATTTCAGACTACAAAGTAAATCAAGCCAGACAAGGTGCGCTTGATAGGTGGATTCGTTCAAAACCCAAATATAATAAAATAGATCAGGCTTAATAGTATTGAAAGAAAATACAATAGATTTTTGGAGACTATATGACTGTTACATTTATAGAGTTAGGCGATAAGGGGCAATTAGGTAATCAATTATTTCAAATAAGTAGCGTAATAGGCTCTGCTTTGTACCATAATGATGATTGGATACTGCCCAAATGGTTGTATTTTAATTACTTCAATATTCCTGCTAATTACTTTTCTAATGAAATACATATAAATAGGATACATAACGAATTATGTTTTCATTATGCAGGCATACCCAGTTTTAAAGGTGAAGTGGTTAGTTTAAGTGGTTATTATCAAGCATCTAAATATTGGCAAGATTATGCGAATGTAGTATTGAAATTACTAATGCCTAAACGGTTAGGGAGCTATAAAGATTATACAGCAATACACGTTAGACGAACAGACTATCTAATTCACACAGAATGTTACAGTATACTGGATATGCATAACTATTATGAGAAAGCTATGATGGCGTGTCCAAGCAAAAATTATCTAATATTTTCAGATGATCTTGATTGGTGTAAAAAACACTTTGTGGGGAATGAATTCAGTTTTTCTGAAGAGAGACATCCAGCAATTGATTTAGGCAACATGATAGGCTGTAAAAATAACATTATAGCTAATTCCTCATTTTCTTGGTGGGCAGCCTGGTTAAATAAAACACCAGATAAGAAAATAGTTGCTCCGGTCACATGGTTTGGGCCTAAATTGTCATTAACACATGATACAAAAGATCTTTTACCGAAAGAGTGGATTAAAGTATGAAAGAATTAGCGGAAAAGTTTAACATCTCGCCCGGAACCGTCAGATCCATTAAAAGGGGAGACACATGATCTCATGTGAAAATCATAAAGGAGGTATAAAACATGGTTAAGGTTTTATTTTTGCCCCTTAACTATGGATGAAGGTGATGTCATCCAAAAGGGCGTATATGATGCTTTTCGCGAAGCTGGTTGTGACTTAGAGGTATTTGATTACTTTGCTATTTATCAAAACAACAAGATGCGCATACATACGGTACGGCAGCAGTTCTATAATAAAGCTCTCGAATATAAGCCAGATCTAATACATATGCAAATACAGCATACTAGAGTGATTGATAACCGTATTGTATCTAAAATAAAGCGCGCACTTCCAAAAACTATCATAACAAATTGGACTGGTGATGTTAGAAATGCTGTACCCAATACGTTTAAAAACATTGCCAATGTAGCTGATTATAACTTTATATCCTCTACAGGTCAGCTCGAAATGTTTAAGAGAGAAATCAAAAAGGATGTTAAATACTTGCAAATTGGATATGATCCAAAGCTTTATTATCCAGGCACAGTGCTTAAATCAAATTTTGAATGGGATTGTATTTTTATTGCCAATAACAATACCAAAGAGGGCTATCCCGGCCGAACTGCCAGGACACAGACATGTAGCGGTTTAAGATCGGTATTTGGAGATAGATTTGCCCTATTTGGTAATGGGTGGCCGAAGGGGTTTAAATCCAAAGGATCTATAGATCAAAAAAGAGCAGCATCCGCCTATCATAAAAGTGTATGCGCCGTTAGTGTCAGTCATTATAATGATTTGGATCATTATTTTTCAGATAGGCTCTTAATGTGTATGGCATCTGGTCGTCCTACCATTTCCCTTAAATTCCCTAAATGGGAATCTTACTTCACAAATAACTGCGATTTGGTAATGGCTGACTCGGTTGATGATATAGCTAATAAAGTTAGATACTTAAAACAAAACCCAGAGTTGGCGAGCTATATTGGCAAATCTGGTGCAGAAAAAGTTCTAGCAGAACACACTTACACCAGCAGGATTAACGATCTTTTAAGCATAATTGGTCTTAAATAATGGATGAAGATGCACATTATCAGACTGTAATGAGATGGTATAAGGCCGATCGAGAGCAGAATCTTAGGCTGGCTTACCCGCTTACAGAAGATAGCGTAGTATTTGATCTTGGCGCCTATGATGGTGCTTGGTCTAAAGAAATACATTGTAGGTATAAATGTACCGTCCACGCATTTGAGCCCGTTAGTTCATGTTACAAGAAAGCCGCTGCAAATCTCCGAGATATTAGGAAAATACATCTACATACCTATGCATTAAAAAGTTTTAACGGGACAGCTGATATTTTTGTTGATAAAGATGGTTCCAGTTTCCATAATATAACAAGCTCTAAAGAGACTGTAGAGGTGAAATCAGTTGTTGACGTTATTAAAGAGCTGAAAATTGATTTTATAGATTTGATTAAACTTAACATAGAGGCAGATGAGTATGAGGTTTTGGAGGCCCTGATTGCCGAAAACATGTTAGCTATGTTTGGAAGTTTGCAGATACAGTTTCATAGAGATATACCAAACTATAAAGCTAGGCGACAAAAGATATATGATCAATTATTAAAAACTCACAAAAGAGATTACAATTTTGATTTTGTGTGGGAGGGCTGGTCAAAGGCATAATTATGGAAATCCCTTTCACATTTGGCATCATAACATACGCTGATGAAGGCGTAAATGATCACCTATTAAAAGCTATTGAGTCAATTAGAGTGCTAAAGATACCAGAATATGAAATTCTTATAGTTGGGCATAAGGGCAAATTAGATGCACACCCCAAAACATCTGAAAAGAATAAAGATGTACGTATTATAAATTTTGATGATACTATTAGGCCCAAATGGATTACTAAAAAGAAAAACCTAATAACAAAGCACGCTAAGTATAATAATATAGTTTATCAACATGACTATATTACTTTTGATAAGAATTGGTATAATGGATTTAAGAAGTTTGGAACTGAATGGCATGTTTGTATGAATAAGATACAAAATAATGATGGAACTAGATATAGAGACTGGGTTCTATTTCCATACCATTTGGTGTGGCATAGGCCTAAAACCAAGAACCTATGGGACTATGTTGGTATTAAAAACAACCGATCCATGTTGCCATATGACGAGAAGAGATTTACAAAATGGCAGTATATATCTGGCGCCTATTGGGTGGCTAAAAAGATTGTGATGCAGGAGTTTCCGTTAGATGAAAAGCTGCTTTGGGGGCAAGGAGAAGACTGTGTATGGTCATTAGAGGTTATGAAAAGATATAACTTTACAATGAATCAACACTCTACCGTTCATCTTCTTAAATTTCATAACCCGGCATTTAGCCCTCTTACACCTGAGTGTTATAAAAAGCTAGACGAATATTGGAAGAAAAACATAACAGGAAAAAATGATAAAGGCAATCCTATATGATTTAGATGGCGTATTGGTTGAGGCAAGAGAGTGGCACTATGTGTCTCTGAATAGAGCTTTGGAAGAAATAGCTGGCACTACGATAAACCGCGAAGAACATGAAGGCGATTTTAATGGCTTACCGACCAGAAGGAAGCTTGCTAAACTTGTTTCACTGGGCAGGGTTAAAAGCGAAGATCGCGACAGAATATGGAGCAAAAAACAAGACCTTACAAAGGATACCATACGTGAGTTAGGAAAATACGACAAGGTAAAGGAAAGGCTACATCATTTTACGGCAAACAGCGGCTTTGTATCTGTTTGTGTAACAAATAGCATAACTGAAACCGCTGAATTGATGTTAAAATATACCGGGCAATTGGATTACATGAAATTTTTCATCTCCAATCAGATGGTTACGCACCCAAAGCCCAGTAGTGAGCCTTATATTGTAGCAATGGTGCGGCTGGGACTAGAGCCAAGTGAATGTATAATTGTAGAAGATTCTGAGGTTGGAATGCAATCTGCCGTGCCAACGGGCGCGCCCATATGGGGTGTAAATAATTGCGCAGATGTTACCGAAGAGAGTTTTATGGAATTTATGAAGAACAGGGCAAAATGAGCATAAGCAAAGAGCTATTAGAGGAATTTTCTTCATATTCTCCTGTATTTATTGAAACGGGCACCTTGAATGGTGAAAACGTTAAGAGGGCCATGTCTGCTGGGTTCAATAAAGCATATTCAATTGAACTAAGCGAGATTATGTTTAAAATGGCACGGCGTAATTTGCAGAATGTACAGAATGTAACGCTGATAAATGGTGATTCTGGTGCTGAGCTAGTTAAGTTGCTTAAAAATATAAATAAGAAATGTGTATTCTGGTTAGATGCCCATTATAGCGGTGGAGATACAGCGGGGCATAGACAGGTTCCACCACTTCTTAAAGAGCTTAATGCTATTGCGCAGCATCATATTAAAAATCATCTCATATTAATAGATGATGTTAGAATATTCAAAAATGCGCCAAATGATCTGGATGTTACTAAGTATGCCAGATATAGGCAATCTGACAGTCTAAGCTGGGCAAATATTATGTCCGGTCTTTATAAAATAAATCCTGAATATAAATTGCGTTTAGAAACTGGCTTTGCTGAAAACGATATCTTAATAGCAACACCCGGAGAGTAAGTTAATGGATACAAAAACTTTAGCAAAAATATTGAATAAAGACATTTTGCCCACACTTACAGATTTTAAGGGTGGTCAGCTTGTTTTCTGGGAAGTTTTCAAACAGAATGAGATAATTGGCACTCCGATAAAGAACGTTCTGGAGCTTGGCATTATGACATTGAAGAATGGTGCCCCACCAGACTTGCCGGGACAGTCAACAAAAACGCTAATGGTATTATGTGATTATTATGAAGCTAACAAGTATATCTCGTTAGATATTGATGATTGTATGGATACCATTCAAAGATGTGCTAGATGGGCCGGCGGGCGAGGTGTTAAGGTAAGCGGTCATCGATTTATAAAGTCTAATAGCATACATTTTGATGTCAAAAAAGAATTTCCAAATGGTGCAGATTTAATATTCTTAGATACCAATCATGATGATAGCTATCCAACAAAAAAATTGCGTCATCGCCCACAGGGGCACGCCGATTCGGGTGGAGCCGGGATGACATACAAAGAGATATGTTACTATGCTCCGCACCTTACCAGGAATGGCAGGTTGTTTCTTCATGATACAAGGAATCGCTACGCTGTTAAGAGCTATGGTGTTAATACAGATGGGGCTATAGAAAAATTCCTAGATCATCATCCAGAATTTCTTTTCAAGGAGCACGCCCCTAATAATAATGGCCTTGGAGAGATCTATCACAAAGACTCTGAAGTTGCAACACTTTATAGGAGAAAACATAATGGTTAATGTAGTCATCCCTATGGCAGGGAGAGGAAGCAGGTTCGCACAAGTCGGTTATACATTTCCAAAGCCACTAATTGAAGTATATCATGAAGGCGTTAATAAGCCCATGATTCAAATGGTGGTAGAAAATATAGGCGTAAAAGGAAAATATGTATTTTTAGCTTTAAAAGAGCATTGTGACAATTATGCTCTCAAGTATCTTCTTCCGCTCATTTGTAAAGACAACCAATGTGAAATTATAGAAATAGACCAGGTAACAGAGGGCGCAGCCTGTACAGTCTTGCTGGCCAAAGAGTTTATAAATAACGATGATGAGCTAATTTTGGCCAATTCAGATCAATGGATTGATTGGAGTTCGGAGCATTTTTTACAATCGTTAAGAAGTCGCGATGCTGATGGTGGTATTTGTACTTTTTATGCAACACATCCAAAATGGAGTTTTGCCAGGGTAGAGGAAGAAACAAATATTATTACTGAGGTTGCGGAGAAGAAGCCGATAT